CGGTCTTGTTCTCCGCGAACTTAGCCTTGTACTCTTCCGCGTCAGCCTTTTCAGATGCGATTGCATCCTCGACCTTCATGCCGTTCTTTACCGACTCGAATACACGAGCGCGCGCACGGGGAGTAAGGTCAGACTCTTTCACTACGGTCTCAGCGACAGCAGCGAAGTCAACCTCACCCTCGGCGGGTGCGGAGGGCTTGAGGGCTTCAATAAGAGCGGTCACGAGTTCTGCATTAGCAGCCTCGATCAACTCCTTGACATCCTTCAGTTCCATTTCATTCTCCTTCTTAACTTCCACCGAGGGTTCGCTGGAATCCTTTTTTGCGTTCTCGTACAACTTCTCCACGAGTCCACTTCCGGGGCGACCCGGATAAACAACGAGGTCTACGCCATTCTGCGCATCCTCGTCGAAACTGATGACATTGCCTTCTTCGTCCGCTTCGCCCATGACGTAGATGCTCAGGGCGGTGTGCGGTGCAACCTCGGATACGCGGTCACGCCACGATGGGAGAACTTCAATCTCACCGACAAGGCCGACGCCTTCTTCGTAGTGCGCGTCTTCCGCGAGGAAGCCCCACATCTGGAACGGGTCAGGCTCACCGTTCTCAAGACGGTTGTGGGTTACGAACGACTTTGCACCCTTGCGGAGTGCGGCGGGGCCGAACTCCTTGAGGAGTGATTCGCTGTAGGTGCCCGAGGAGCCTACGCCCGGAGTCAGTAGCGTTGCACGCCAGCGGCCCTCCTTGGTCGCAGTGGGTACGGAGGTTGACTCAACAAGTAACTTAGCCATTGATTACGATTCTACACTAAAAGTATTTGACTATTGACGTTTGCTCTACGAGATGGTATCAGTCCTCGTGTCGTTCGAGCCAGTTCCGCCACCAGCGGCGCTATTCTGCCCCTGTCCCGGCGCTCCGGTGCCGAGGTCGCCACTCTGGTCAGGACTGGTGGAACCAGCACCGTCAGTGTCAATATCCTTACGCGCGAGGGACTTCTCGTTGTTTGGCAAGAGGATTCCTTCAGGAATCTTGATGTCGCCGTAGCGACCGGCGAGAGCTTCAAACTGGGCCTTCGCCTCTTCGGGCGTGTAGAGTCCGGTCGTCCACTTGAGGACGATGGCCTGAATGTCGCGGAAGACCTCAGTGGAGTCGGTGTAGGGAGTGAACCATACGAGTGCGTCATCGGCACCCATCCACTTCAGAACCTCAGACTCAAGGCTGACGTGAATGTCGCGACGCGCTTCCATCGCCAAGCGAGTGGGTGCGTCAAGTGTCTGCGCGGAACCGTAGGACGATCCAGCGGCCGAGGTATCTGCTGTCATCGCAATGGTGGACACTTCAATCGCCGTGGCCGCAGCCGCGATGATCGTGTTGCCCTTCTCGAAGTCGTAGGCGTTACCAGCGGTCGAGAGCGGGGTGAGCGTGTTGCCGTCACCCGTGACCGCGATCTGTCCGGCACCGCCACGGTTCAGTGCCGCCACGCCAGACTCAGCGCCGCCCTTGGACTGGTTCTTGGCCTGCGCCCAAATCTGCGCCATCGACGCGGTAACAGTGCAACCATTCACAAGGAAGTCGCGGTACAGCTTCACCCACGCGATAGCGGCAAGAGCGTCAGGGATTCCGTGCGTCCACCCCATCTGGGAGTTGACGGTGCGACCAAAGACGCGCTTGTCCTGTGCGACCGGCTCAACCTCATCGTTGAGGCTGATCTGCTTGGTCTTCTTGTCCTCGAAGGCGTGGCGGAAAATCCACTCGTGCTTCTGCTCCGAGGTGGCACTGCCATTCGGGTAGTGATCCCAAGTGCGGCGGTAGGCCCAGATTTCAGAGCCATCGTCGGGATTCCGGTACTCGGCCGTGATCTGCGACAGGGGGAGCGCGCGCAAAGTGTAGTCGCTGTCGTCACCAATGTAAAGGGCTTGCGAGTCTGAGTAGAAAGCACTCTCGCGCTTCTCCAAAGCCTCAGCGCCAAAGAAGTTCATCTGGTTGATGATGTTGTCCACGCGAGCCTGCACATCGGGCTGCTTGCTGCGCATGTCGCGGCCACCGGCCGAAGTTTTGGGGGCTTGCGGGAGGTTGTCGCGGTGGATGCCGCCCTCCATGACGTAGTTGAAGCGGAGACGGAACCCGCGCTTGATCCACGGGTTCAAGGCCATGAGGTTGCGAATCTGGCCGGACGACTTCTTGACCTGCTCCAGCGTGGGGCCGTCTTCCTTGTACTCAGACACAGACGACCAGCCACGGTTGTCCATCATCAGGTCAAGGTTGGACAGCTTCTCTTGGAGGAGTTCGTTCTGGAATCCACGGTTCTGAAGTTCGTCGTGGACAGAGTTTAGCGCTTCTTGTAGAGACCTCAGCTCTACTTGCTGCTGAGTTTCGACTAGTTCGGTTGCTTTATTCGCCTTGTTTGCCATTGTAGAGACAGTTTATCAGACAGGAAGCCCCGCGCCCTCAAAGCTCAACCCAGTGAACTCGTAAGGGTCGTACATCACCCTGTCGCCGTTCTGCAACGGCTGAGTCGTGGGGTTCACCAACTCGCGCGCATCAAAGCAGGCATACCAGAGAGCGTCCGCACGGTCAGGGGACGACTTGCCTCGGCGCTTCATCGAGTCCTTAGCCTCAACCTTGATCTGCCCCTTGTCGGTGTGCTCATACAGCATCCCGCGCAATTCGTCAAGCAACTTATCGTCCCCCGAGTCAATGTCAATCAGTCCACCGCGGAACCGAGTCTTCAGGTCAAAGAACCCCTCGGCGCGCGCGTTCAGGTACTCACGCTTGTCCGAGGCTGCTGCGCCACCAAAGATTTCGACCACAACATAGTTGCCAGCCTTGTTCAGTGTCGCAAGGCCGTCAATGACGCCACCACCAATACCGGAAGCGTCAATCTTGACTATCTTGACACCCATCTCCAGAGCTAACTTGTGAATGCGCTCAGCGGAGCCAAGGTTCTTTGGATCGTCACCAGTCAGCGGAGCCTTCGCCCACGAATCAACGAGCCGCGCACGCACACCCAACTTCTCCGTAGGCTTCACTGGCACGCTAGTCTCCGGGTCAGTCTCCCAGACCTGCCCATGCTCAATCTTGTACACGAACGACTTGTCAGAACCCATGCGAGCAATGTCAACACCCAACTCGGGGATACCATCAGGGTCAGGCAAAACTACCGCGCCGACAGCCTTCGCAATCTCAGTCTCCATGTAAATCGTGTTGCCAGACTCAAACGACCACTGCCCCAACACGCGAGCAATGTAACGAGGGTCATCCTCACCCCAGTCTTGGCGCGCCTGATCAACATAGTCCATACCGGACATACCACCGGCCTTCTCAAGATCAAAGCCCTCCTCCTTCGTGATCATCGGAGAATCCAACACACTAATGTGCATCAGGTTCCACGTTGACTCAGCATCGGGCTTGTCCCACAACTTCGCCATCGCGCAGTTGGGGTCAGTGGGGTTAGCGATCAGCAGGCGACGGTTGAACTCACCAGTCGAGATGTTACCGAGTGCGTCAATCATGCCACTCGACAGGCCAGCAGCTTCATCCCCAACCGCAAACAGGTACGTCGCGTGCTTTCCCTGATAACCCGCATCTTCGCGGCCGTCCGGTGGCTTACGTCCCTGCCCAATGGTTTCACCAGAGTCCAGCTTCCACAAGTTCGTGGAAGTGATGTAACCCGGCAGCGCGTGGTCGATAAGCCCTTCGGCGTAGCGCCGGTGCGACTCGGAATGAATCGAGCGCAGGTTGTCCCAGAGGATCGTCGTAATCTGGTCTTGGAATGGTGCGGTCGAGGCCACGAACGTGTCCTGAGCGTTCCACGGGTGAACATCCACCCACCACGCCATCGCAATGGACGCAATGAACGAGTTGTGAGTGGGTATCATCGACTTGCCCGCGAGGTACAGGTGCCTAGGTGAATCAACCTCGATGCAGCGCGACACTTCACGATGAGATGCCTCTATGGAGACAATGGTTCTCTGAGTGTGTCGAGAGCGCTGGTTTGTAGGCTCAGACCACTCCTGACCTCGCAAGACGAACGGATTCTCAAGTGGAGTCCATGTCAATCGGTAACGAGTGCCAACGTAGTTCCTGACCCCATTCAGGGTATAGGCGGCATCGTCTTCACGATAGAACACCTTGCCCCCCAGCGATATAACCAGCTCCTGAATATCCTCAAGGAGAGCCTTACGTGTCATGTCAATACCCACGTCAGCGCCTCCCGTCGTCTTCATCAAGAATCCATCCGAATCCATTAGGCCAGCAAGGAGAGCCTTGCGCTGCGCCACAGAGCCTCGCAGGTAAGACACCGGGATGCGCTTGTCGTTCAACACCCCCAGCCCAATAAGATCGGCCTTGACTCCGGGAATCCCGAGGCGCATCGACCCTCTGGACTCCATGTTGTCCTTTAGGGTGAAATTCTCGCCCAGCGCTATGACGTAATCAATAAGGCCCACCTTGGTTGCCCCAAAGGTTATTACAGCCTTGTCGGAATCACCATCACCCAGCCAAAAGCCCAGCAGGTACGGGTCGATTGGCAAGTTGGAGTCTGGAAGGTCAATCGGCTGGGCCACTGGGATGCGCCACCTAAGCTGGTTCCCCGTAGTCCTAATCCCCTCATCGAACATCTCCTGAGTGGTCTTCCTTACACTCGTATGCCAATAGTCGCGCCAATCTAGAACCCCTCCCTTTGTTCCGTCCTTGCGTGAGCGCTTGGACAAGTCGAGGATGTCCCACTCGTGGTTTTCTCCGGCACTAATCACGGAGCCATCGTCGAAGGTTATATTGTATATAAGCTGATCCCAGTATTCCGACAGCGCAACAACGGTTGTTGGCTTACCTTCGTTACTGAGAATCACATCCCCAACCTCAAGGTCTCCATACACGGCCCACCCTGATGGAGTTGGGATCGGTGTGGAGAGCGGCAAGAGTTTCCCGACACCATGGCCCGCCGCAACTGCCGTGTTTCGATTCTCCTTGATGGAGCGAAGAATTTCCCGCTGCTTAGACCAAAGCTGCAGCCCAAGATATTCTCGGCACCACAGAACGGGGTCTTCCCTGTACCGCTTGCGCTTCGTTTGTTGCTGCAACTGCCCCAATACTCCGGGCAGAATTTGGCTTACCTTGTCAATCACAGTTCCATTGCCCCCTCAATCCTGTCTACCGCTGCGGGAAGAACCTCTTGGAACACCCCCTCTATCTCAATCATAT